ATTATGCGGTTGTAACTTAACAGTAGAGTACGTGCGCTTCCGACCCACGGTGTGAGGGTGCAATTCCCTTCAACCGCTCCAATCTAATAATCAAGAAAGTAATACAGTGAATAAAAGAGTATTTTTAACAGGAGCAGGTGGTTTCGTAGGACACCACACTCTAGAACATATTTTTAAAACAACAGACTGGGATGTCGTCATTAGCGATTCATTCCGTCATCGTGGAGTAACAGATAGAATTACCTCCATTAAATCTTGGGAAGAAAACAAGCACAGAGTTAAATTAATTACTCATGATCTTACTGTTCCATTTTCTGATGTAATGATTAAAGACATGGGTCATATTGATTATATTATTTCTATGGCATCTGATTCACACGTAGATAGATCTATTACAGACCCAGCACCATTCATCATGAACAATGTAGCATTGGTCGTTAACATGCTAGAGCTTGCACGCAAGATTAAGCCAGAAGTATTTCTACATGTCTCAACAGATGAGGTTTATGGTCCTGCTCCCAAGGGATATGCCCACAAGGAATGGGACACTATCCTGCCATCTAATCCATACTCAGGCTCTAAAGCTGCACAGGAAGCTGCTTGTATCTCATATTGGAGAACGTTTGACGTTCCAGTAGTCATAACTAACACCATGAATATTATTGGTGAGCGTCAGGATCCTGAGAAGTTTATTCCAAAGATCATGTACTGTCTTGAAAAAGATGTACCAATGACAATCCATGGCACTCCAGATAATATTGGTTCACGCTTTTATTTACACGCAAGAAATCAAGCAGATGCTCTCGTCTTTATTCTAAAGAATCTACCTGCTACACATTATCCAAACTCAGATCGACCAGATAAGTATCATATTGTGGGCGAGAAAGAGATTAATAACCTTGAGATGGCTCAGCTTGTAGCTAAGTACTGGGGCAAGGAATTGAATTTTATATTCGAGGACTTCCATACCACAAGACCGGGACATGACCTACGCTATGCCCTTGACGGAAAGAAGCTTGCTGATGCTGGATGGGTTGCTCCAATGGCACTGGAGAGATCTTTAGAGCTTACAGTTGAGTGGACTAAGGCTCATCCTGAATGGCTGTGGAGAGATTAACGAAATAGTCTACCAAAATTAGTACCTCTTAAAGCTTGAACAGCTGAGGAACCAAGTTTTCTTGAAGCTTTAGTGCCAGCAGCAACTGCTTCGGATACTGCAGATGTGCTTTGAGGAACTCTTTTTGAGACTCTTGGAGTTCCGAAGAATTGATTCCGTCATTCTCATAGTCTGGTTAGATGGACTAGTAGCAGTAGCACTAGAAACAACTGCACTTACACCCTGACCAGAGGGTGGTGTATCAATCATGGGTGCTATATCAATTACTCTTCCAAAATGATCTATTTCAGGTGCTAATGTTCCAGTTTTTAATTCTATATAAGCTCTTTGATATCCAACATTAGGTATTTTTACTGCACTTTTATTTCTTGTTAGACTTTCTATTCCGAGTTTTATAATCTGTTCTCCTCGAATAGCCGGGGACATTTCCGCTTTACATATTCTGTGGTAGTTTCTTGTTCCCTTACTCTTTTACGAATTGCTCCGTAAATATGCCTGTTTGAATTCTTTCAAAGATTTTCCATCCATACTGTCGGGAAGCGATAAAATAGAGTCTTCCATTCCAACAGCAAATGCCGCGCCGCTAAAATCTAAAATAGATTGCTTAGAAGCTTCAAAGAATTGTTCTACTGCCTCACTAGTCATAGATTCTCCTTTTTCGCCCATTAACAAGCCGGAATCTGCTAATTGAATTAAAGTTGATTTAGCTTTACCAAGCACACCACTTGAATATCCAGTCCAAGCACTTGGTGCAAAATAACCTACCCCAGCAATTTTACTTATATTTTGAACTAAATCTTCAACATTTCCAGATCTTAAACTGATTAAATTTCCACCAACTTCAGCAGTTACTTCTTCGATAACTTTTTCGTGCATAAAAGTTCTTGCGCCTTGTAAAATTTCTTGAATTTGTGGAGAATTAATTGACAGTTTTAATTTTGGATCGACAGATGTAGAAAGCCTTTGTGCTATTTTTTTACTTCGATCTTCTTTTAAGGTGTAAGGAGTTCTGTCAGATATTTCTTCTTCGGTTAATCCTTGTGATTTTAAAAATTTTTGGTATCTAGTCATAAGAGCAAAGCGCTTACGAAAGATACTATTAATATGAGATTCTCTATCGGGAGTCATTAATGATACAATAGACTGCTCGAGATTTTGCTTAAGTGTTTCGTTTCTTGTTCCGGCCTCTGCTGTTAACACGTGAGTTAGTTCATGTCCAGTAATTTTTACTTCTCTTTCAATATCTGGAACTGATCCAGCTTTAGGACCTCCAATCCCACCACCAGGCGGTTTTGTCATATTAAGATGAAATATTTCTTGAGGGTTAGGAATTGAAATTTTTACTTTTCCACCTACTGTTTCTCCTGGAATAGGATCACCAGAAAAAAGTTTAGTTTTTTGCCTTACGTCTCCTGTTAATGCCTCCATTACATCTTGATGCGTGGTTGTAGCGCCGGCGTTTTTCGGAACTTCATTAGGATCAAGAGCCATTTGAAAAGCTGCTGTGTCCATGGTACTAAGAGACCCAAACATTCCAAAAATTTGATCTATGGAATCATCCCATCCTTCCGGGCTTGTAAATGCATAGATAGATTTTCCAAATAGCTGTCCATAAGATGGAAAACTTTGGTTTAAAACTTGACCTACACTTAATGTTCCAGACCCAAAAGTTTTTGCTGCTCTAGATGGACTTAATGATCTTGTAGATTGAACATTTCTTATTGTTGCTATAGAGTTTTCTAGCCTAGCTTTTTTAAGGCGTTCAGTTAAATTTTGTATCGAATCACGGTATGGGCCCTGTTCTATAAATGGAGATACCCTTATATAATCATCAACATTAAATGTTCTATTTTGCGTCATATTGCCACCAATTCGAAGGTATTTGCAGTAATTTACTTACTATATACTAATAGTAACCAATATGTGGAGGTATGTTATGGCCGGTAAAAAACCAGCAAAAAGAAATGTGACAACTACAAAGGAAGTTAAAAAAGAACTTCCCGGAAAAGCTATAATGTATTATGGTGTTCCAGATAGACCATTCGTTTGTCCTTCTTGCAAAAGAAGTTTAGTCAAAGGTATAGTATATGAAGACAATAGCTCTATGTATTGCTGCAGGACTTGTATCCCAGCTAAAGAAACCGCATCAATATAATCTTAATTAAAAGGATTAAACCATGGCAAAACAACCAGTAGATCTATTTCAGGTTGCACTAGGGATGGATCCCCGTTTTGGGGAAAACTTACCTAAAGATGTAGCTGATGCTTTTGCTAGTGGAGATGTAGCTAGAGTTTTTAGAACTGGAAGTGCAACTCATAGTCCAGCGACAAGAGGTCCGTCAGCAAAAACGGATTTAACACCTTCGAGAAGGGCTAATATACATGGGGAACATAGTGGCTCCATATATGTTCAGACTCACAGTGGAAGAACTGCAAGGTGGAAACTCCCAGAAATAGCTCGAACATTAGATGATGGTTCAACTGACGCTGCTTGGAATGCCAACCATGGAGCTGGTAGTTTTTTTGACAATGCAATGGGCGTACACCTAGACGACCCAGATGTTTTAAATCAATATTTAAACAGAGAAGTAGCTAATCAACGGTCTTGGTCCTACTGGTAAACAATATCAAGCAATGCAGGATGTTGGAATTAAGGTCCAGGACTTGAGCGGTCAGCAGCTTGCTGGTCAACACATCTACGAATACGGAGCACAAGGTCATCATAAGGGCGATAGAGTTATAGATGTATTCGAATCAACTGGAGAAAGACATTATTTTCAAGGAGATTTAGAAAATAATTTAAGAGGAACTAAATCTGTAGAACCAGTCTCTGATTTTATGGCTCGTAGGGGAATCAAAACTCCAGCTATGGAGGTTAAAGATAAAGGTGATGCCATAGCTGCGGAAATAGCAAACAATAAAGGTGATGCCCTAGCAGAAGAAACTGGGCAAGATCAACAAGAAGTTGTTCAAGAGGATTTACAAGCGTCTGCTGGAGAAGCAGGTCCTGAATCTATTCAAGAGGCTCTTCAAGAAAAAGCTCAAGAAAAAATAGAAGGAATTGCTGAAGATAAAGCTAAAGAGACAGTTAAAGAAATTACTGATGTTGATGGCGGTAAACCAAAAGAAACACCTAAGGGCAAGGTAAGGGTACGGAAAGCCAGCACCGCACGTTTCCACTACTCCGACTGCAGCGTCTGCTCCTTCTGCTGCCAGTGCTACTAGTGCTGCTACTCAACAGGCTGCTGCCCCTAGGTCTGCTACAGTGGCACAGCAAGTAGCCAGTGGTGCTGGACATGGTATGCCACCGGCTGGAGCAAATACCGCTGCTAAGGTAAATAAATCGATTAACACAATGGATGATTTGATGAGAGCTGGCAAAGAAATAGCAGGCAGTGTCATGAAGGGTATAAAGGGATCAAAGAATGCTAGAATGGCTGGTCTTGCTGCTTTGGCAGCTGGGGCTGGTTGGGCTGCAGAAAAAGCTAAAGGTCACCAACAGTCTATGGAAAACGATTATAATAAAGAACAACAGATGAGAAAACAATTAATGTCAGATGGATAGTATCCTTACTAACATTTTAAGAATGGAAAAAAAATGAAAAATTATTGGCTTACTGAAATGGTAAAAAATACAAACTATAAGATGGCTCCAGCTGAGCAAGAGTTTGTTAATGCCTTGAGATCGATTGCTAAAAAATATGGAAAGCTTTCCAATAGCGACGGCAATGGTATTTGGGTTGGGTATGTTGAAGCATCTGAGAATGACAACGCTAGCATTGGAGTTATGTGCAGTAACTGTTCTCAGTATGAAGGCTCTGGAGTCTGTAAGATCGTTAAGCAAAAAGTACAAGACGGTGGATATTGCAGACTTGCTGCTATTCCAGATGGTGTAGTTAACGGTAGTAAAAAAGACGATGACGAAGAAGAAGAGGACGACGAATGAGAGTATGGATTGACCAAGACCTGTGTACTGGAGACGGACTATGCGCAGAAATAGCTCCGGATGTATTTGTCATGATGGATGACGGACTGGCTTATGTCAAAGAGGGAGACAAGATCTATTGTGCAGCAGTGGGGAACCCAGAAGGCTCAGCAGGGCTAGCATCTTTTGCTGATGACAAACTTGATGACGTAGTAGAATCTGCTGAAGAATGCCCTGGTGAATGCATCTTTATTGAGGTATAATATTATTATGCCTATCTATGATTATAAATGCAAAGATAATCTACATTCTTATACAGAGAATAGATCTATTACAGAAGATCAAAAGAATACTAAATGCCCTGAGTGTGGCTCTGAATTAAAAAGAGTATTTGATGCGCCCGTAATCCAATTTAATGGATCAGGGTTTTATAAGACTTCTAACTAATTATTATATTAAAATAATTTATTTAGCTTCTAAGTCTGCAATCCTTGACTCTAATTGATTATTTTTTTGTACAAGTTCTTGTATTGCAGCAACTGCTAAAGCGATCATGCCCGGTTCTTTCCAATACATTGCCTCGTGTTGTATCCCGTCAGCAGATTTATGCATGACTAAATCGGGGATGGATTCCTGCACTTCTTCCATGACAAAACCATACTGAAGTTGCGTTCTTCTGTTGAAGACATCGTACGGCTCATCTGGAACAAGTACTTCTTGTTTGAATCTAAAGTTTCGAGGCTGAAGTAACAGTAGTTGTTCTAACGCATTTTCCATTGGAACAATTTCTTCTTTGTAAGAACGAAGAGAAACTCCAGAAGCGCTGTTTTTCTTTAACTCGCCTGTAGAAATACGGACTATGCCCTCGGTTGCCGAAGATGGTCCTGGGTTCATATAAAACACAAGCCCCTGGAAATCTACCTCACCGTAGACATTCCACCAACTGCCGTTCCATGTCATGGAAGCTCCACCGTTTACAAGAGCCGAAGCAGTTCCAGATTCAGGACCAGTGGGTCCAGTGGGTCCCGTAGGACCGGCAGGGCCACCAGGGCCACCAGGGCCTGTGGGTCCAGTAGGGCCAGCGCCACCAGTTGGTCCTGTTGATCCCGTATCACCCTTAAGTCCAGTAGGGCCTGTAAGACCAGTAGGGCCTGTAGGACCAGTAGGGCCTGTAGGACCAGTAGGGCCTGCTACCGCAGCATTAGCTATGGTTACCCTTCTTAAAAGTCCGCCAGTTGTAACTACAGTTACAAAATCTGATGATGTAGCACTGCCTGCAGTTGGGACCGAGGTCAGATCCGTTGTCAATATAGAATTTCCGTTTAATGTAGCTGGACCAGTAAAGTTTGGGGTTGCTGCTGTTAAGCTAGTTAAACTTCCTACTGAAGTTAAAGAAGAATCTACCACTGAAGAGCCCAATGAGGTAGCGGACAAAACATCAGCTCCATCTACTTTATATGTTTTGCCAGAAGCTACGTCAAAGCTATCATCAGTCTTTAAAACATTAGCCGCAGATCTGTAAAGGTTAGTATCTGCTACAGCTGATCCAGAAGACCAGTTTAATTTACCGCCAGCATCTATTGTAAAGTTTGGAGTAGCACTGTTATAGGCTGATATTTCTACGGCTGTATCAGATACTGTGCTAAATTTACGTGCTTTAATTCTATTATAAAAATTGGGCATTGGCCTCAACCAAACCTTTCTAAATTGAAATTAACCCCTCGAGATTAATCAGATATCTATTATAGTAATTGACATTATGTCCTATCAAACGAATATTGATTATGATAAAATATTATTATGTCAGCGATCTCCAATAACCCACACTCATATTCAAAGATAACAGAACCATGGATTCTTATAGACGATTGCTTTACTGAGGAAGAGCTCCAAAAGATCGAGCAATACTGCTCCTCAAAGAGTTTGAACAAAGCTTCTACAGTAGGTAGCGACTCTAATGCTAGAGTTTCTAATAACTGCTTTAATGATGTGGATCAAGAGAATGCTTGGTTCATCAACAGAATTAATCAAGTTATAGAACATGCCAATAAAGCATTCTACAATTTTGATTTATATGGATACTCATATTTTCAATATGCGGAATATGAAGGGTTGCAAAGTGGAAAGTACGATGCTCACACTGATTTAATTTTTGGCAAAGACAAACCAGGATACATGGTCGACACTAGAAAGCTTTCTTTAAGTTTACTTCTTAGTGAACCAGAAAAAGATTTTATAGGTGGAGAATTCTTTATTCACCTTAGTGGAAACCCTGCTCTACATGCCTTAAGAAAAGGACAGATGATATTATTTCCATCCTTCATGCTACATGGAGTCAGCCCAGTTCTTTCTGGCGTAAGAAAGTCCATTGTTATTTGGGTCGAAGGACCAAAGTTTAAATAACTTAAGCTTGCAAGTCTCCGATAAGAACCCAAGTATTTGTATCTAACTTTACTAGAGTAGCAGATGACCACTGAGCACGCAGCTTTAATCCTGGGGTAGCATTAACTGTTACTCCACCAGCACCTGCTACAGTAACCTGCCCAGATCCCCTTTGGAGTAAATCGATCCTATCTCCAATAGCAAATGCAACTGATGATTCTAAAGGAACCGTTAACGTAATAGCCCCAGCATTTGAAAGAGTTACTAATTTAGCTAAGTCGGTAAGAACCAAAGTATACGTTGTGCCTGTTTGAGCATTTAGTGTTGATCTAAAGCTCGATTTAGCAACTCCGTCTTTAAGGTCTGTATAATCAATACTGTTGCTTAAAGCCAACTTAGAATAAGCTATTGCTGCACCAGCATTTACATTGGCGTTAACGATAGTTGAGCTGACCCAAGCTGATCCATTCCATTGAAGCATCTCGCCACTTGATGGTGTGGCAGCGTTTACGTCTGATAGATCATCTAAGACTGAGGTTGATACTGACCCTGTAGGACCTGTCGATCCAGTTGCTCCCTTTACCCCCGCAAAAGAAAATCTCCAAGAAGAATATGAACCAGATCCATAAGAGTTGTCAACTGATATATATATATTATTGTTTGTAATAGTTCCTATTGTAACTGTACCTTCCATGTACGCTGTTGCAGTTGAATCAGAAACTCTTACGTAGTCCCCAATTGCAAACGCTCCAGTATTAGGTACTGTGAATCCAATGGTGCCGGAAGAAGCAATAGATACATTGGTTGTAGATGTTACGTTTGAATAACCAACTCCAGTAGGACCTGTAGGGCCTGTTGGTCCAGTAGGTCCTATTGAACCAGTTGGGCCTGTAGGTCCGGTTGGACCAGTGGGGCCGTCAGGTCCAATCAAAGCTCCCGAAACTGCTGCATATATACTGACTCTAACTGAGTTTAATGCTGGAGCAGTTTCAAAATAAATAGTTATAGTGTTTGCTGTTGTTGCTTCCCAGCTAGTATTAATTGCACCGTATGGAGAAACATTTTCGCTTATAGATACTACAATGTCTCTAGTTGCAAGATTATGTGTAACAGTAAACGTTGTAGTTGAATTATCTCCTATGGTCTGAAACTTTGTAGTTCCACCAATAGTGCCAGGCACTTCTGCGTTTATCCATTGTGTTCCATCCCATTTTAATACTTGGTTTGGAGTTGCGCTTGTTACAATTACATCAGTTAAGTCATCAAGAGAAGCTACAGTAGACGCAACTCCTGGAATATATTTATTTAAAGCAGCATCATATTTAAGAACATTTGTATCTGATGGAGTGGCTGCATCTATTTCTATTCCATCAAGAATTAAACTACTTGTAGTTATACTTCCAGAAACAGTTAAAGATGTTGCAGTTCTAGTTCCATCTGTGCGAAGGTATTGAGTGTGATCGTCGTCACTAAGTCCTGTCATTGAACCATGATCAGAGACTGCTGTTGTGCCAATTCCTTGATCAGATGCTATTATACTTCTTAGGTCAACAATGCTAGTAAGCCTTGCATGTGGAGTGTTACTGCATGAATTCTTGCACTCATAAATAATTTTATAAAGAGGTCTGAATTCAACAATTGGGAAACCATCAAGATTCAAAGAACCATAAAACTCTGCTTCCGCAGAACCATTATCCGTATAAGATCCTTGTCCAAGAACTGCAATAATTGGTTCGTTTAAATTATTAGTTGCAATAATCCAAGATACGCCAAAACGATTATTGGCGATATCTGTAGCAGACCATGTTCCGGCAGTGTTTAAGTTATATTGCGGTCTGCTCGCTCCTTGCTTAAGAGGAAATTCAGTTGCAACATCTTTTGTCCAGTGATTATTGAGTCTATAAAAAACAGGAATCTCTGCATTACCTTGAAGAACTTGTTCCCAAGTATTTGGCGTTGGAGTGTTGCTGTGTGTAATGTCAACTTGCAAATCTTCGTCGAAGAATGTTCCATCTGCAATATCTAGTTTTGCGTGAGAATCAAGAGAGCCATCACCATTAAGTATGTAATTATTGGCACCAAAGCCATTAGCGATTGCAGCACCGCGAGTCCTATGTAGGTACTCGTGTGTTGCCCAGTCAAGAGTGATTCCGTGGCGCTCATCAGCAAAGAAGTAAGCCTTATTGTCTACTTCATTCCAGTAAATATATGCGGTGGGTGCGTCTTCGTCCCAAACAAAGTAACTAGTTCGATAGGAAAGAACTCCTGAAGAATTAAAATAAATATAATATAGACCAGAAGTATCTGGTATCTGAACTGTTTCAGTTCCAGTTTTTACAAAACGCTTTCCAGCACACCAAACAGTAAAAGAAGTAGAAACAGGAGCTATAGAAAAAGTGCGAGTTCCCTCATTAAAAGAGATAGTACTTTCTGTTTTATCTTCATGGCCCATTGGCTCATTTGAAGGACGAACTGTATTGACCCAAGCCGATCCATCATATTCAAGTATCTGTCCATTTTGAGCTGATGTTATTGTTAGGTCAGAGAGGTCATTAATACTTCCACTAAAAGAAATATTTGGTGTTGCGTTTTCTCCAGAGTTATTAGTTATCGTTATGCCAGTGCCAGCAGCAAGCTTAGCAACATAATCGCCAATAGTATCTGTTGCTAAATTAACAGGATCATTAAACCAATTAGATCCGTTATATCTTAAAAAGTTTCCATCTGCTGCATCAGTAATATTTACATCTGAAAGATCTGATATTCCATGATTGGAAATATCAGATACAGTACCAGTTACATCTCCAGTAAGGTCAGCATTTACTACATTGAAGGTAACCGTATCAGTAGTCCCAACTGGCTGTCCTATTGATATATTAGGCGTTGCACCTTCACCAGAATTATTAGTAATTGTTACGCCGGTACCAGCCACTAAATTCTTAGTATAGTCGCCAACAGTATCTGTGTTTAAATCTATTGCGTCATTAACCCACGATGTACCGTTCCACTTTAAGAATTGCCCGCTACTTGGTGTTGCATCTACATCATTTAAAGCATTGATTCCATGATTAGTTATGCTAGAAACTTCTCCAGTTACATTGCCAGTTACATTTCCAGTTACGTTACCGGTTACGTTTCCAGTTACGTTACCTGTAACATTTCCAGTCAACGGTGCTGTAACATTGGCGAAGGTTACGGTGTCAGTAGTTGCTACTGCTTGGCCTATAGAAATGTTGGGAGTAGCACCTTCTCCAGAAGGATTAGAGATAGTTACACCGGTGCCAGCAATTAAATTTCTAACATAGTTACCAGTGGTATGTAGACCAAGAGTTACGGAGTCTTCTACAATAGAATTTAAATCTAAAAATGTAGTTCCATCATTTGTGAACTGCCATTTGTTGCTAGTTTCATTCCATCTTATCTGTACATTGTTTTCAGATCCACGTTCAATTTCTATTCCGGCATTGAGTATTGGAGCGCCTGTGAAGTTGTAATTTAAAACTAATATGTTATCTTCAATTAAAACTTGCGAGACATTTAAGCTAACTGTGTCTCCACTAATAATTAAGTCGCCACCAACAGTAAGGTCTTGTTCTATCGAAACATTTTTTTCACTACTGATATTTGTTTCTTGATTTAAACTTTGCAGCCAAGACCAAGTTGTCGCTACCGTATTATTGTTTTCGTCTTTATAGTAAACAATTCCATTGACTGGATCTAAAGCTAATTGGCCTTTTGTAATACTTGGAGGCATAGGGAACGACATTAATGTATCCTCTTGAGGTAATTAGCTCTTAGTATATGAGCCGGAACATAGGTATATAGTAATTGTTTGAGCCATTAATATTCAGAACTCATATGACTAAATGATTTAACCTTGAGCTTTTTTATCTACTTTAGTAAAAACTTGATTAATTTCTGTGGTAGATAGTTTACCATCGTCCAAAAATGCTCTAGATAAGCCCTCTACAACCGTAGCAACTCCGGCCATGCCTGCCATAAAGCAAGCCTTCCATATAGGAACGCCAGCTATTGCACCAGCACCGATGACACCAAGGCCAGATGCTGCAAAGGTAGCTACTATTCTTAGGATTATATTATATGCGGTCTTCATTTAATCCTCGTCATTCTTAATCATCGCATGGACATAGTGAACCAAGAAGGCACAACCTGTAGCTATGATCGTAATCTTTCTAGTTTCTCCAGACAGAGTTGCAAACACTACGACGCTACCTGATATGGTAAAAGCTAGTGCTGAAGTCTCCCTTGAGAATTTTTTAATAAAGCCCCATGGACTAAATTTCCTTTTCATTGTTTCCTCCTCGTATTTAAATATACTGTTTCTTGTGAAGTGGTTATCTTCTTGATCTTCTGGACCTTCTATTTCAGTGTCCTCTTCTTCGCCGTCTGGATTCTCATCTTCCTTGCGACCGTTGGTATTGCTGCCATCGCCAGGACCCCCACCAGAACCTCCTGAACCGCCTCCAGAGCCCCCTGAACCACCTGATGGACCAGATGACCCAGTGCCGGCACCCATTCCCACTGTAGCTGCTGACAAGGCTGCCGTAGCAGCCAACAGCGTCCTACGAGAGCCTACGTCTACGTTGGATCCAGTTGGCACGTAGTCGTCAAGACCCTCTCCATAAACGTCAATGGTCTCCTCAAAAGCATTCTTTACTTCTTCTGGAGCGTTTGTCACAGCCTCAACAAGAGCTGCTTCTTCTTCTGGAGTCAGCTCATCAACTGGGATGGCATCAAAGATCTCAGCTGCCTGATCTGTGTCAATGCTTTCTAATACCTTTTCGCTCGTGGCAAGGTCTGTTGCTTGTTCAGCGGTGACTTCGTTTTCCAAGATGCTATCAACAGCTGCGGAAACTTGATCCTCTGTGACAGCGTCGGACTCAAGGATTCCAACAACTTCTGCAAACTGCTCGTCTGAAAGTGGCTCGTCCAGAACGGCGTCAATAATTGCATCAAACTTTTCATCAGAAAGTGGTTCGTTAAAGACAGCCTCAAGAGCATCACCAAACTGTTCTGTTGACAAAGGCCCATCAAACACTGCTTGCACTGCAGTGTCAAACTGTTCGTCGCTCAATGCAGAAGTATCTGCAAAGACAGCATCAACTGCAGCAGAGAAGTTTTCGTCAGACATAGGTCCGTCAAACACAGAATCTATAACGGTAGAAAACTGAGTGTCTGTTAGCTCTTGATCAAGCAATGAGTTAACCACGGCGGTTAGTGCTTCAGGTGTTTCCGCATCTGCAACTAAATCGTCTACAGCATTCGCGAGTCCTGCGTTAGACATAGGTCCATCAAAGATATCTTCTACTGCAGCGTCTGCAGCGTCTTGAGTATCTTTAGGAACTATTATCTCTGGAGTTGGATCTTCAGGTATAATAACTGGAGTTGGATCAATTTCTGGAGTTGTTACTGGGTCTAGATTATTATCTGGCGTATCTATTGGCCCAAATATTGTTTCTATAACAGTTGTTGTAGGCGGGGAAATCGTTGTAACTGTTGGCCCTAGTTCAGGAATTGGAACAGTAGTGTTTTCTGTTGGAATAGTTTCAACAGGAGGGGGGACAACCGCTGGTTCCGTAGTAGTTGTTGTAGTGGTCGGATTTGGGTTGACAACTGTTGCATCAGCAGTTATTTCCGGTCCATACACACATGGGCCTACGCCTTCACTAGAGAAACAACTTTGATTTCCCGCCTTAATACCAAAGCGAACAGGTCCGTAACCTGTCGTGACAGGATTGCTACCAGAAAACATTTCCGTACTTAAGGAGTAGTTGGTTCCTTGGTTCGTTGAAACTCCCCAACCACCCGACTGTGTTCCACCAATTTCATCTAAGTCATAGAAGGTCACAGCATACCCGTAGATATCAACATTGCTTGATATTGGTGCGTCCCAGTCGAGGTCCACACTTCCGTCTGCGTTTGAAGTTGCAGTCAGGTCCGTAACTGAATTCAAGTATGGAGCAACAGTTGTGGTCGTTGTCGAGGTAGACGTTGTTGTCGTGGTCGGTGGAGCTGTTGGAGCCGTTTCATTGTTTGGAGGAACAGCTCCAAAAGTTTCACATGAGGCACCAGTTTGATTGCACGAAAGCGTCGTCCCAATTGCATCATCAACCATCAGCACTGGTGGCAACCCTTGGTCATCTAGATTAAATGATGTGAAGCCAAGTTTGTATGTTCCCGATACAGAAACTTCATAAGTTGACATCTGCCAGCCAGTTGAACCATATGAACCAGTAGAGTAATCCCCAGTTCCTTGGTTAGTGAAACCAAGAAGGGCATACGACTGCTCAAAGTTGTTGACTGTAATTACCGGTGTTGATGCAACAGAAACTGGGACAAGTGAAGTGATTGAACCATCGTTATATGGGACATAGTCAGTTGCCATATAGTTCCAGGACATCGTGTATGTAATACCAGCAGTCAATTGTACTTCACGAGTAATCCACGCAGCATCAGTTGGGTTACCCTGACCCAGTCCTGTTGTAGATGCTTGGCTGGATAGCATTTGTGTGATCTGTGAAGTTTGAGTCCCAGAAAGGCCGAGTGCTGAAGTGGCCTGAGTAAATGTTTGTTCACCCTTTGGTTGTAATAGTGCTGCGTATGTGGCATTGTTAGGCGAGAATGTCCAGCTACGTGTGCCATAAACAAAAGTACGTGAACCAGTGAAAACAGTCACACCAGTTCCGTTTCCGGTTATTGAACTACCCAGTGTTCCAGTTTGCGATCCTCTAGACCATCCGGTAAGGGTGCCATCTTCAAATCCAGCATCAGGCATAGATACAGAACTACCTGTAGCCCTTGCTGTTATTGGGGAAACCCAAGCAATAATAAATAATAATACAAGGATCCATGATCCACGACGTGGTTTTAGTCTCATCAGTCAGCCCTCCGATGTTCAATATTAATAGTAAGGGCTGATTAACCTTTTTGCGGCGGCCAAAAGGGAAAAGCCCCAGCAGAAATTAATCTACTGGGGCTTCGCACCGGCCTCCGTTGCAAGAAGGCTATTGTATCATACTAATCAATGTCAAAGTCAGGTTCTGATTCTTTTATTGTGTCTACAATTATTGCTATCAAAGCCGCAGGCATTGCAAACATTGATAAAAATATTAGTATGACTATTGCGTGTTTTATCATGCGCCTGGCTTTGGCAATGCTCTCCATGCTGCTTCAAACTTTGCGGCGTCATTAGCCATTTCTGGAGATAATTCAAAGTGAAGCCATTTGCCACCAAACGAACCTGCGTTGTCTTTAGCATCGTAATTCTTTACACCCTTTAAGCCTTCACCACGAGAGCAGCGGTAGCCACGACCATAGCCAACGTTTTTGTCTGCCTTATCAGCATCAAAAGCGTAGTCATGGATCTCTTCAATGCCAAGCTCTTTTGAATACTTGAGAAACCAATCCCAAGCTTCAACTGCAGCTTTACGATCTGTATAGCCAACGTCACATGCACGACCTGTTGCATGAACTGATAGCCACTTTTCCATTCCAGGATCGCCTAGTTTTTTACCAGCGGTGTTGGAGTTACGCATCAAACGATTTGAGTAAGCTCCAAGATTGGTGAACTTCCAACGCTTTCCGCATAGTTCAATTAGTTTCTGAGTGCCAGGCTTTGCGCCCTTGCCATCACCATCTGAGTTTCCTGTATATTTTCTTGGCATTTTGTTTCTCCTTTTAGTCTTAAGTATATTATAATAGTAAGCTACTTAGTAGCAATTACGCCAAGGTTTGGTATGTCCTTGCCAAAATCTTTTTTGGTGTCTTGAGGAACAATGTCGTCTTCTACATCATACTGCCAGTATCCTGCATCAAAACCCTCAGCCTTCATGCCAATAGCGTTAAAATCCTTAATCAATTCTTCTTGAGACCACATGCTTTGGTGTTGCTGAAGTATGTTCGAATCACAGCGTGTAGCTGGAGTAAATATTGGGGCTCGCATAGTTCTAAAGGTTATCTGTCCATCTGTCCACATCTTTATGAGTCGACCTATGTCTGTTTGAATAATCTTAATCGTTCCGCCATCTTTTAACTTCTGCTTCATATGAAGAAGAAACTTTTTGTATTCTAAAATAGAAATGTGCTCAAGGGTGTGAGACAAGTAGAACTCATCTACTGTTCCATCTTTACAAAATGAATCAAGATCCATTATGTTGGCATCGATGTCGCATATCTCAGCTAGGTTGACGGTCTTATACTCTTGCCCACCTTTACCTATTCCTCCAAGGTTAAATTTTAATTCTTTCATTTTTACTCTTCTCTCGTATGTATGTTTAACCAAAGCCAACCCATATCATATAGGCTGTTAGGAAGTACGTCTGGATTAAAACCAACTTTCCATAAACAATATGGAAAGCTTACTTGATCCTGGTAAGACCACTCTAGATTTTGCTGATGCCAAAGTTCGCCAAGCTCTTTGACTTTTGGATTAGTCATGTCTCTAGCGGAAACTCCACAGGCATAGAGTCCATAGTCTTCTGGAAATCCTTCTGATCTATAGAAATCACACTGTGCATCCAGTGGTTCATTGGCGTACTTTGGTGGTCTAATAGTTGCTTCTCCATAAGCACAATATCTTCCAGGATTTCCTAAGGCGTCTGGGTGAGGAGATGCTACAAATCCATTTTTCATATAAGATAATATTTCAGGAACAAAGTTTGGATTACTTATACAAATTTCTCCATCAATCCATATTAAGTATTTATATTTATTTAATACTTCTATTGAGTGTGGATTAAGCTTAGGTCTCTTTGACCTTCTTCTACTATCTAGGTGTGAATCACTATCCGGAAGCATATGTACAGTCCATGGATCTGATATGTCAAAAATTGATTGTCCATCTGTAAAGTAAATATAATCTACTCCAGGAGTTACTACTTGAGTAGTAGAATAGTCATATCCACCAGTGACTGCGGTACATATTACAGTATTGCCAAACCAATCGTCGATCATTTTTTACCTATAGTTTACTGTTACGGGATAGGGCATAGTTTTGATTAATCTATCTGTATAACGATAGCATAAAGGGTGAAACACTTCTAGTAATATCTCGCCCCATTGGATTGGGTACTCAGTTACAAAAGTATCTGCAGCTTCTCTTGAGCTTTTAGCGGGATGCATTTTTAATTTTTCTAATTTAAAATCCATTATTGACAATAATGTGCTATACCATCTTGCTGTAAAAGCTGTATAAGGTTTAAAGATATATAGATCATTGGTCATTAGCTTGTCCCAGTGTTGACCTAGCCATGGTCTCTGATTCGGTGTTACGCTAAGCTCACCTTCATCTTCAGGTGCACCAATCCCATAGGCCAAACTATTTTCTAAGGCATCAAAGTATGGATTCCAGTCCCAGGAGCAAGGCTTTATGTCGCTATAGCCCCCACCATGATGGTGCATAAAGTACGTTCTTAGGTAGTCTGCCTTGTGTACGTCTGAAAGATACTGAAAGCCTTCGTGAAGTGGGTGGTCATCTAAAATATACGAATGAAGATTATCGTTGTCAACCAAAACAACTTCTACTTTTGAATTTACAAACAAGCTAGCTAATCCAGCTTTTCTATTTTCATTCATTTCTTGATTGTTGTGCCCAACCCAGAAGCAATAGATTTTTCTATTCAACATTTTCTTTTTTCCACTTCCACATATTTCTCCAGTGGACCCACTGCCACAGCATCCACATAGCAATAAACCCAGGCTTATTGAACATGATTGCGTAGATAAACCAGGGAAAAGAATGCAGGGCAACTATTAAGTGCCCTTGCCATTTTTTATTTCCAACCATATAACTGCCAGAAATACCTATTAGTTCCATGATAAATAAAAACCATGTCCATGTTTGTTCGCTCATGGATATATTATATCAGATTATCTTTTCCAAAGAAAGGACAGGTACATTAAACATACTAATAAAAAAAAGGTAGTGCGCATTTCGATTGCTATTCTATTATGATTTTATTGATTAAAAAAAACAATCTCATAAGATCTGCATTCATGATACTGAATACGTTTACATTACCATCTCTCGTTTTAATGGTAAAGGTATGAGCATGAGTGAGATCACCCTCAGTGCTTAGCATTGATGTCTCTTTAGTTAAGTTTATCTGCTCTATCATAGGCATGAAACCACTAAAGGATTCTTCGTTATCCATTTTATTTGTTTTTCTTTTTAACAAAGGTAGAAACATTTTTAGGAGGTTGACCTTTGGTTCCCTTTTCTGGTGTACCGGATTTTCTTTTTCTGGTTACTGCACTCTTTTTTTGAGAAGCACTCATAGATGCTGCCTTAGCAGCAGGTACACATTTTGCATACCCAGATCCACCAGCACCAGATGTTCCACATGGTTGAAGCTTACCACCCTTTTTGGGAGCGCCTATGTTGACCCACTTCTGGTCAAACCATTTAGTTAATCCAACACCTTTAGGGCCTGGCATATTACTTTTTCCCACTCTTTGACTGCTTAGATTTCTTGGCAGGTGTGCAGTTAGGAACTAGTTTTCCACCCTTTACCTTCATGCCCTTAGCAGAATAACCCTTCCAGCACGCCATTGTTTAAACTACTTTTTCTTTGCAGCTTTTTTAGCAGAAACAGTTTTCCAAGTTCCACCCATTGACTTATACTTCTTTGCAGCCCACGCATTAGCATAGGCTGAAGGGTACACATCAAACTTAGATTTAGCTTGTGATTTTGCCGAAGACCACAAAGCTGCCTTTGTTGGTTTATTTACTTTAGCCATGTTATTTGCAATCCCATTTTCTTAGTGCCAATGTTTTGCGGGTTGGTTTACCATTAGGTTTTTTTGCAGGACCTGGCATACCGCTCATCCTTGCACAGAACGACTTACGTCGTGCTGCTGCCTTAGGACTAGAGGCTGCTTGCTTTGCTGACACTGGTGGCTTAAGGTTTCCACCAGTAGCTTTATTGTAGGATGCTCGACCTTTTGCATTCAAGCCACCCTTAGGATTTTTTCCTGCTTTCCTTTGCCACGTTGGAGACTTAGCCATATCAGCCCATCGGTCCCATTGACTTGAAAGCTTTCATTACCTGTCCAAAGAATTTTGCGCCCCCAGAAGATCTACCAACTGTTTTACCGACTCTAGCAACTCCTGCTTGAGCCCCAGAAGATCTACCCATCTTTTGGGCTGCTACTCTTTGAGCTTCTATTTCGTCATAGCTCATTCCAAATGAGGAAAAACCTGACAGTCCACCAAATAATCCCATATCTTATCTCCTTAAAAGTTATTTTTTCTTTGCTGCTTTTTTAGCTGCAATAGCTTTTTGGATGAAAGGTGGCAACTGCTTCTGTGCTGCAGTCATGCCACTCATTTTAGCTGCTGGTTTAGCAGCTGGTTTAGCCATCATTTTTTTTGCGGAAGCTTTTTTCATTGCCATAATATTATCCTACTTTTTCTTTTTGTTTGTTGTTTTAATTTTTGAGCTAAACGTTTTAGCACTTGATGCCTCACGTCCATACTTTTTTGCTTTTGGAGCATTCTTTGATCCATCTATCTCATCATTCAAAACTTTGTTAGCGTTGTTATAGACAGAGGATTTTGGTTTCTTTGCAGCCATTTTATTTTCCTTTATTTATTTTTCTAAGTGTCTTAGCAAGATTTGCTTGCTTAACAGTTCTTGGACTATATTTGCTTGGATTCTTTGAAACAGCTGCTGCCATTCCTGCAACTGATTTGCCAGCTTTTTTAGCTTTAGCAGTAAAGGCTCCTGGTCGTTTAATCGCTCCCTGGATCCAATTCTTTTTTGATGCCATTTGCACTCCTCTTATAAAGATATATGGAGGTAATACACATATAGTACCACCTCCATATAAATTTCTAACGTAAACCAAATATTATGATTTATGTATTATTAGCCTATTACTTTGCCCTTAGAGTCCTTGATTGGACGCTTAGCGACTTTCATCTGACCAGTACTTACTGTTGGCTTAGGAGCCGAAGTACCTTTTTTCTCGATGTTCTTACCCTTAGTGTCTTTGATTGGGCGAACGCCCTGCTTTGCCTGACCCGTGCTTACGCTTGGCTCTGGAGCAGAAACGCTTCCGCCTTTTGACATTTTCTTTGAGGCTTTCTTCATTGCCATTTTATTTTCTCCTTGATTTAATACTAGTATTATTTTCCACGATGAGATTTAAGATGTACATCAATCTTATCGTCGACCTTATCAACTTGATCATCTAAGTGATCTAGTTTTTGATGTAAATGAATGATATCATCTTTTACATTTACAAGCAAGTTAGCTACCACATTGTGGTCGTCCTTGTTTTCTTTTCTACCCCTCTGCACTAGAGAAGCTAAAATAGCGCCTACGGCAGCAATTAAGGCAACGGTGATAGTTGGTTCCATCTTGTTGTCTTAATCAAGATTTACTTTTTTTTGCTTTTACCAGCAGCTTTAGGAGCTGAGGCGTTAGGCATTGTTCCATACATGAAGCCTGGAGTTAGCTTCGGAGCTGCTCCACCCTTTGGTGCAGAACTACTTTTTGCTTTTTTTGCTTTTGCCATTTTTGGTTTTGCCTTTCGTTTTTGTTTGTTCTTTTTTAGAAGCTTTCGCTATCTTCTTTTCTCCGTACGCATTTAAAAATAAACCATTGAATACATTACTTGTACCCATTTTTGGTTTAGTTGCATACTTAAAACCGCTTATTCCAACTACTTTTTTTATCGCCATTATCTCTTCTTCTCGATTTAACTAGTGGCTAGATCTTCTTCTATTGGGATGATACTACCTTGTTCCTGTGCAGGCTCAACAGTATCTTCCCTTTTTCCCTCATCAGAATTTGACCAGTTACCTTTAATTATTCTTCTGAATTGAGCTTTAGACATAAGTAGTATAGTAACAAAAAAAAGATCCCCTTAAACTTTTAAATCTAAGGGGATCTTTAATAAGACTAGTATTAAGCGCTCTTCTTTGGTCTACCCTTAGGCTTTGCAGTTTCAGAAGCAGGCTTAGCTTTAGCAGCTGCTTTTGGAACTTTAGTTTCAACAGCCTTTGCTACCTTCTTGCCTTCCTCAGTTGCCGTTTTGGCGACCTTGGAAACAGCTTCATCCGCTACTTCTGCGACATCTGCAATGTCTTTTGTGGCTCTATCAATAATAGAATTGATGACTTTATCTTGAGCAGATTTAGGACTCTTTTTCTTAAAAGAAAGAAGAAGAGAGCTTAATTTGTTAGCTAACTTTTTGATCATTTTTACCTCTTGTAATAAGTTGAATTAATTCAACCTTTATAATACACCTTTTTTTTGCAAAAAGCAAGTATTGGACAATATTATTTACCCTGCTGAGAATCTTTAATTAGTGTATATCGCTCACCAGTTTCTCTAGAAACCAAGGCAAAGCCATCTGCAGCAGCTTCTTTAATAGCCTCAGACAAAGCTTCCTTATCTGAAGGATCTATGTTTACTAAGGGTATTGTCACGCCTGCATATACATCTATGTTTTCAAAATTACCGATGTTTACTTTGCGGTTTACGCCACATATGAATACTGGGTTTGTTGATATTGTTACTTCTTGAGCCATTAAGTTTACCACCTGGTTTATTGGAGAGTCTATTGATTGTTCGTGTGCATTTTGGCTTACCTTAGGCATTTTGCTCCTTTAGTAGGCCAATAACTTTAAGTGTTTCTAGTGCCTGTTCCTGTACTGTCATATTACTTGTGTTTATAGTGTGGGTAGCCACTCTTTGTACCATTTCCATTTCTTGTTCTGACTTATGATTTCTTTGTTCATCACTCATAAGTCTTCCATCTCTTTTGAGAATTCTATCATCCAGAGTCTGCTGATCAGCATCAAAACATATCACTATTCCGTTTGGTTGATTTAATATTTTCTCTGCTTCGTTTAAGAATCTTACATCAGATATAATAACTGCAAAAGGGAGTTCTTGTTCATCTTCTGACAATGACTTGTAATAAGACTGATAAAGCTTAAGGGATTTAGATACACCCCATTTAGCAAAGCAGTCTTCAAAGCCATCTCTGCAAATGTCTCCAGCTTTTTGGAGAAATGATCTAGGCTTATATTCTTCGGGTTCTATATCAAGGGAGTGAATCTGCTTAGTCCTATTGATGAGGTCTTCATAGCCTGGCATCGTGCCGATAGGTGAGCCCCCATATATGTCAAACAATACGTCATGTATTGCGTAGAGTTGTCTATTTTTTTCGTTGATGCCCATTATAGATCTTTTGATGGAAGACAATTCATATAACGGTAGGGCATAAAATATATGATCCCATTTCATTCCGTACATAGAAGTCTCTATAGAGCCCTTGGGAACAAGGTGCTCAGCTACAGAAGTCTTACCACTGCCTGCTTTTCCAGCTAGACCTATTATGATTGGTTGTTCTTTTTTAAAATTTTCTAACATAATACCAACATTATATCACCTACTTATCGGTGTTTTGTGTTTTTCTTTCTTTTAGTTGATCCAAAAATTCATTGGCTAACATGTCCGCTTCCCAAACAAAGGCTCTAGGGACCTGAAGAACTCTAAATGGATACTCTTGTCTAATATCTTCAACTGTCATTAGCAGTGGCAACAGCGATGCGTTTTTGCATCTCCATTGGCCAGAGATGTGGTTTGCCACTACAGCTGAGTCAGTGTAAATTATTGGATCTTTTAAATCTGACATTGAACACATTAGCAGGCCTGCTATAACTGCTTCATACTCCGCTTCGTTATTGGACCTAGGTCCTAAACCTCTGGCAAACTGCGCAACCTTTTTTCTATTCTTATAAATAACAGCTGCACATGAAGCTTCTCCAACTTTTTTCTGGCCCTGCCCTCTAGATGCTCCGTCGCAAAAAACTTCAATACTCACACAGAACCTAGTCTACCTTGACGCCAGTTGGTATTCCCAACTCTTTTGCTCTAGTAATAATTCTTTCTTCCATAGACTTAGAAGGAACTGAATAAGTCACCTGCAATAGGTATCGAGACTTATTGTATTCTGCCTGAGTTGGAAAGTCTAAATTTTCTCTAGCTAAAGAATAAAATTCTTGACTAGAATTAACAGACTTATAATGCCCTATATACATAGTGTCTCCTAAAATGTACTAAAATCTTTATCGGACAAAAATCCTTTGTCTTCTCTAGATGTTGCTACTTGCATGTTCTGCACTTTGTCTATTAATTTTCTTGAAGACTCGGAAGATATTCTTGCAGCAGCTTCCATCGATTCTGCTAATTGAACAACTGACTCAACAGCCGTTAACGCCATATATTCTTTCTCTGCAGCAGCTATAGCAGCTGCTTCTCTCTCCGCTTCATTCTTGCCAACCCTATTAGCTTTGTAGACTCTCTTATATCTAGCTTCTAGTAGCTTGTACTGAGCTCTGGCAATACCTGCAAACCTAGCAGCTCTTCCATAAACGTTAGATGATCTAGCAACTAGGGAGGCTAAATCATTTATGGTTAAGTCTATGTAGTTTGCGTCCGGTATTTCTATAAAGTATTTATCTAAATCTTCTGACTTAGAGAATGCGTTGACTATCTCCTGCAGCTGAGGATTTAAAAAGTTAAATAGACCATTTAATAGATCGTCGTTGGTATCCAATTCATTCTCTTTCTATGTTTGTTATCAAAAGGAAGTCTTCCATTCCGTTCTGAAAATAATATTTCTTTTATCTTTAGTTTTATTTTACTGATATGTTCCCTAACAGTGTTTGGGTGCTCTGTTATTTTAGCAGCTATTTCAGAAGATTTCTTTCCATCTACGTACTTCCATTTTATTAGCTGCCTTTCCTGAACAGTTAGATAACAGAAAGGCGGCTGAGTGTCTTCTCCTAAGATCCAAAACTCATCTACATTGTCAGAGAAAATTAAATCTGTAACAGCATAGTCTATCTGATCAATGTTAACACCCTGTATCGGAGCAGAGTTTCCATCTTCATCGTTGTAATCACTACCATTATACAGTGGAAAACTCTTTCTTCCTAATTGATCAATCAAGAATGTATCTACATTCTTCTTGAGAAGATAAAAGAAATAGCTGTAAAGGAATGCGCTAAAAGGGATTGGTCCTTTTTCCGAATCCTTTTTTTCATATCTACTAATGCACTGAAAGAATGTCATTTGGACCGTCTGCCTAACGTCCTCATCTGTGCAGTATCTTTTTGTCATATAGTTTATTCCGTCGCATGCATTCGTTTACGTGCTTGTATCCGGCTTGATTCAATTTGTTTTTCATTAAATTAAATCTTATAAAGTTATCCTTCACAAAGAGGGACATGAACCTTCTTATGTCGTAGTCGTTAAAGTTGTACTTTCCATGATATAACATTGTTACATACTTCGTTAAAAAGTTATTAAAAACTTTCAACAACTCTTGTTGTGATTTTTCTGAACCGGTTTTTGCTTTAGCTATCAGCTCTTGCATTTCGTTTTCTTCTAAATTATAATATTGCTCCTTGTAATTTGACATTACTTTCCTTCCCAATATGGAATCTTATCCATGTAAAAATTTCTTATGTCTTCATAGAAGACTACTTGAGGTATTCCTATCTCTTGAGCAAAGTTTTTTGCTGCAGTAGAATACTTGCTACAAATAAAAGTCAGCTTACTAAACTCATCTGGGTAATATCTCTTAAACCTTTTGAGTTTTATTTTACTCTTATCATCTAGATAACCTTTTACTTCCATCCACTCATCAACCTTTGGTAAATAAAAATCTGGGGTGTAACCTTTTGTTCCGCCTTTTTATTGGAAAGGTAAAAACTTTTGGTTCAAATTCAAATTCTATTTTGTATGCGTTATATATCCTAGCTATATTGGCTTCCCAATTAGATCTCATGGAGATACCAAGATCTTCCCTGAGTCCACTCTTGGTGTTCCTATAGGCATTTCCCCTCTGGTTCTTGTTTTCTTCCTTCAAAACTTCCATGTCGATAGCATTGCTAACTAGCTTCTTAAAGTCTGGGTGTGATTTCATTTTTGTCCTGCAAAAAAAATATTGCTCAGGAGTGGAAATCTCTGTTGTCATGATGCTATCCTTATCTCTGTCAAGCGTACAACTATTATACTTTATATTTTAAATAAATACAAACAATAACCACAAAAAGTTGCCAACAGGGCAGAAAGGTGATAGAGTATCTATCATGAACACATTAAACACAATCATCAACAGCATGAGCCAGTCAATCAACGAGTCAGTTATCGAGGACCTTACCGTTCTTGGTTTTGACCACAACGAAGCAGTAAAGATCGTTGTTGAGTCTGACTTTGACCTCATCACATCATCGCAGCTAGACCCTGTAGATCAATTTTAATTAATAATATATAGAAGAAAAACCCCGTACAGAAATGTACGGGGTTTTTTTATATGTCCTTTTTAAACTTCTTTAATCTTATAGCTCCAATACCACAAGCTCCACTTTGTGAGTGGTCACAGAAAGAGCATATACGTTCGTTTGAAGTAGGTAGGAAATTGTCATCTTGCACTATGACGTTTATTCTCTCCACTAGCGTCTTCTTGATCTCTAAGAGGTCTTCTTCAGAATATGTATGGGACTTGAGCCTATTAGTTCTAAGGTAGTGTAGGGAGGCTGTTATCTCCTTCTCAGGGAACATAACGGATGCAGCTAAAGCATAGATTCCCATTTGTAGATTGGTAGAAACATTCTTGAGTGCAACTTCTCTTTTCCCAGTTTTATAGTCAACTATATGTACTGAGTCTCCTATCACATCTATTCTATCTATAAAGCCTATTATAGAGTAGTTCCCTATAACAAAATTAAAACCTATTTCTTTTCCATATACATTGAATATTCTATCCTGGTTTTGGTCATAGAATTCGTCCAACAACAAGTCTCCAACGTCTATTAGATCCTTGGGTATAATGTTGGTTGGATCGTAATAAACTTTATGCTCTTCATATTTGATCTTCATTTCATCTAATGAAAGTGGTGAATCTGAAGAAACTGTATTTTCTAATACAGAATGTATTATGTTTCCAAGTACCGCAGGAGAGTTAAATTGTCTTGGTTCTTTTTTGATGTAAGAGTAAAAGTATTTGCTAGGACACATTTCATATGTGTCGATCCTTGAGTAGCTAAATTCAGAAAGAGTTAGTTTTTGAAAATCATCTAGGTCACTTCTTTTTTTTATTGTTAGATTCACTTTTATCTTTCATCTTCTGGATAAATTACGACATTGCCATGCTGGTCATATTCTATTCCTGTTTCATCTATTGTATGGCCAGTTTTAATGTTCTTAAACAAACCTTCACCAATGGAGACCCAACCGGAGTCACCCATCTCCATAAAATCATCCTCAATGTATGGCCACATCTTGATCTCCTACTTTTACTTGACACTCAGCAAATTTTTCTATATTTAAATAGTAATTCAAAACAAGATGTAAGTCCTCAAGTTCTTTTCTATTTGCAAAAATGCCAGCTACACCGCATTTAATAAAGAACTTATCTTCATACTGATGAATTCCTTCACCATATTCCGATATGCTCACATTGTTTCTTGTAATTTTTCCTGTAGTTTCCATTATTAATCCTCATCTACTATTGTTATAGGATTCCAATTTGGGTCTCCCATTTTTTCTCTCATATCCTTTACGTAAGAGTCCCAGTCTCTTTCGTCCTCAGACTTCTTTTCATAGGTAACCTTACCTTTAAAAGGATTTGTTTTAAACCTAGTCATCAGAAGCTTACCCTGCTTGGTTTTCCATCTTAAATTTCCATTTTTACAGTCGCAAAAATCATCTAAATCAGGGTCTGTTGTACCATCGGGATCGTATCTACCTGAGCATGATCTGCATTTTGTGTATCTGCCTTTGTCTTGACATCTGTTACAAGAGGAGCAGAATACCCAACAAGGATTTTCTGTTGGGTTCTTATAAGTTCCTTTTATGGTCACACAATCTCCTTTAATATCTCTTCTAATTTTTCTTTTTGTTTTATAGAAGTGGTTTTATTAAACTTTAAATTAATAATTTTATTATCTTCTTTACATTGGAGAAATACATAAGATCCTCCATTTGACTCATTAATTATATCATATATTTTATTGATATCTGACTGCTTAAGTCTTCCGTTTACTCTAAGATAAATTGGTTTCCCACCAGCAAAATTTGAAAGATCTAATTTATCACATGAGTTTAAAACTATTTTACTAACTGCATTTTCTTCGTCGCCATCTTTGCTAACCGAACCTATTATTTTAATAACTTCTCCATCATTAAAATACTCGTCTGAATAATTTTTAGACTCTCTTGGGAACACTAGAACCTCTATGTCAGAAGATATATCCTGTATATTAAACTTATACATCTTTGCACCTTTTTTAGTGACAAGTTTTTTAGAATTAGAAATGATTCCAGCTATAGCAACTCTAGAAGATGCAGGCAATTCTGTTATCTCAATTATTTCATGTGAAATATTTTCAGAAAGAAGATCCCAAATTCCATCTACTGGATTCTTAGATATATATAACCCAAGTTCATCTTTTTCCTTTTCAAGAATAGATAGCTCAGTTCTTCTTCCAAAGTCATCGTCAAGAACGCTGTCTATTAGCTCGTCAAAAGCTCCAGCTTTAGTAAGGTGCTCAAGTGTTCCCTTCTTTAATACTGCTGGATTGGTTCTTCTAAAGAAATCATGCATGGAATCATAAGGGTTATCTTCATCTCTATTAGAGAGCACCGCCTCTGACACTGCATACCCTATGCCACTAATTGCAGCTAGACCAAATATGATAGTGTTCTCATCTATTACTCCAAATTCTTCTGTGGATTTATTTATAGAAGGTGGGAGAACTTTTATATTTCTTTTTCTGCAGTCTGCTAAATATAAAGACTGCTTATCCTTGTTACCCACTACGGAACTCATTAAAGCTGCCATGTACTCTACGGTATAATTTGTTTTTAGGTAACCTGTTATGTAGGATATCATAGCGTAGCTAGCAGCGTGGGCTCTGTTGAAACCATATCCACCGAAGTACTCAATATCAGAATATATTTTATTAGCTTTATCTTCTGGCAAAGAAGATGTGCTCATGCACCCTTGAACAAATTTTTTTCTAAACAAAGAGATCTTATCCATTTGTTTTTTACCAATAGCTTTACGCAAATCATCTGCTTCTGCAGAGCTAAAACCAGCTAATTCTCTAGCCACACCAAGAACATCTTCCTGGTATAGCATGATTCCCAACGACGGTCCTAATACTTTTTCTAACTTTTCGTGATCATACTCAACTTTAGATCTATTATGTTTTCTATCTATGAAAAGTTTATCCATTCCAGAACCCATTGGCCCTGGTCTATAAAGAGATATGAGTGCCATGATGTCTTCTATGTTTTGCGGCTGAAGTTGAACCATCAATTCTCTCATGCCAGATGATTCAAGCTGAAACACTCCTATGGCGTTGCCCTTGCCAAGCTCATTATATGTCTTTTTGTCATCAAGAGGTATTGACTCTATGTCTATGCTTACCCCTCTACTTTTTTTAACTATCTTTACACACTGGTCTATGACACCAAGGTTTCTTAATCCCAAAAAGTCAATCTTAAGCAGGCCACATTGCTCCACTCTACCCATATCCCACTGAGTTACGACTGGGCTATCTACTCCCTTTCTCATGATTGGAAGATAATCTGTTAATGCACCTTTTGATATAACTATTCCGGCAGCGTGTATTCCAGTTTGTCTTACTAAACCCTCTAACCCAAAAGCAGTGTCAACTATGGTTTTTGATTCTTGATTGCTAGAATATTCTTTTTTAAACTCAGCAACTTCCATGCACTCTGATAGAGACTTTGATACACCAAGCACTGGTGGAGGAACCAGTTTTGCTACCCTATCTCCAGTAATAAATTCATGACCTAAAGCTCTTGCAGCATCTCTAATTGATTGTCTGGCACCAGTTCTATTGAATGTACAAATGTGTGCAACATGGTCTTCGCCATATTTATTTCTTGCATACTCTATGACTCTATCTCTATGTCTATCATCGAAGTCAAGGTCGATGTCCGGCATCGATTTTCTTCCTTCTACTAAAAATCTTTCAAACATCAAACCAAATCTAATTGGATCAAGATTTGTAATATCAAAAGCGTAAGACAGAACGCTTCCTGCAGCAGAACCTCTACCCCAACCTACTCTGATATCGTTCTCTTTAGCCCACCTAACGAGGTCAGATACAACCAAGAAGTATTCAGGAAAGCCCATCTCTTTAACGACTCGCAGCTCATGATTGGCTCTGTCTAATATATGATTAGGTAGCGGATCTCCATACTTCTTCTTTAGGCCTTCCCAAGCAAGTCTTTCAAAGTATGTTGTTGAATCTTCGGTTGTTGGTATCGGGAAATTTGGAAAGTGCATTTCTCCAAATTCTAAATTAACTTCAATCATGTCGTTTACATGCATTGTATTCTTAAGAAGTTCGTCAGAAAAAATAGAAGCCATTTCATCATATGACTGTAAATAAAACTGATCGCCAGAAAAAGAAAACCTATTAGGCGTATGTATATTTGAGTTTGTTGCTACACAGAGCATTATGTCATGTGCATTTGCGTCATGCTGATGCACATAATGGCAATCACCGGATGGAACAACCTTTGCGCCAATATAATTAGCCAGCTTAATTAGATCAGGTATGATAGTGAGCTGTTCTTCAATGCCATGGTTTTGAATCTCTATGAAATAATTTTCTGCGCCTACAATTTCCTGCATAGATGTTGCGTGCTTTAAGGCGGTGTTATAGTCTTTTCTTAAAAGAGCTTGAGAAACTTCTCCATTAAGACATCCTGATAAAACTATTATTCCATCTGAATGTTGTGATATTAAATCATGATCTATTCTAGGCTTCACATAATACCCCTCAGTGAATGCTCTAGATGACATTTTAATTATATTGTGATATCCAATATTATTTTTTGCTAATATAGTTATATGATATGGACCTCTTTGTTCCCACTCATTCTTTGAGGGACCTGATCTTTCTTCTTCGTCTCTGTCAAACCTACTTTTTCTAGCCTGATAGAATTCAGATCCAAGGATTGGTTTTACCCCTGCTGATTTACCAGCATCGTAAAAGTCTAACCATGAATGTATATTACCATGATCAGTAGTAGCCAACCCAGTCATCCCTAATGACTTAGCTCTTTCTAGGTACTGCTCTACGCTGCCATGCCCGTCTAACATAGAGAATACAGTATGATTATGTAGATTGGTCCAGTTTTTCAACCTAATCCTCTTTTTCTTTTAATTGCTTTTAAGACATTTTCAACGTCACTTCTATAACATACGGTTACAGTTCCTCCACAGTATTTGCAAACAGCAGAATGTCCCTCTTGGGCAAAAACGCTATTGTACATATATTTGTCTGGCTGTTGATTGCCACATTCGGTGCAAACACCTACTGCATCGTCTTCCTTACTCATGATCCTCCTTTCTTGGTGCAGAACTATATGCAAATCTAATTGGTGATGGAGAGGACTTTTCTTGAGTCTCTATAAATCTTCCATTTACTTTTACATATTTATTTCTTTGCTCCAAAGAACACTCTCCGCAGCCAACGCCAACTGAGTTTGCTCTTTCGCAAGTATATGGTCTACCGCCAATAGACATTTGTCTTCTCTTTATCCAATCATTAATATGAGAGGATGATTTAGAAAAATTATAATCTCTACAATGTGAAAGTATCTCATGTAGATATTTAATAGAGTCTTCAGTATATGTAAGTATTGAACACAGGAACAATCTAGCTTCGTGTTCTAGATATCCATCGTCAATTGCTTGTTGATGAAGTCTTTTTACGGCAGAACATTTGTTTAATAAATTATCCTTATTGAATACTTTAGGAGTTTCTTTTAGATCCTTGAAAGCTTTTGCCCCATACTTATTGAAGTATTCTAATGGGTCGTCTTTTCTTTTTTCGTGCTCTTCTATATCATAGGTATATTGCCTATACCACTCATTAGCTTTATAATTAAATTCTTGCTTACACACTTCTAAAGAAGAAGGGCTAGAACTGTATTCCTTAATAGCTTCTATGCCTTTTATGAAAACATTGTCTTGCCCATATGGGTTCAATAGAGTTTTATAGTATCCAGTACTTTGATGTTTTGAGCCAACAAGTCTCCACATTCTTCTAGCATCATATACACTAAAGTCTAAAGTATTTAAACTTAGCTTAGATTTTAAATCATTAGCAATAAATCTATATATCTTAGGAAGACTATTAGATGGATTTATCCCCAGGCAAATTGGCTCACATTCTATGTGAAATCCTTTCTTTCCAGTAAAATAAACCAATACAGAACTCTCTGGTATGTGATGTATTAGGTGATTATACAATTTAACACAATCATCATAAGCATCTGATATAGACTCGCTATCTATATCAAAGTAAAGTGGGCCAAGTCTTATCGCCTCACTTATGTCTATGCTGTTATAGGCAAAGACCGATGTATATATACCGGTGTTGTCATTTGAGCTAGCATACATCGGTATCTCTTCCGCTGTCAG